CACTAGAGTCATTGCTTGGATGAACTCCCTGCACATCATTGATTGATTCCTGTACCTCTGAATACTCATCTGAATCATAACCAGAAGAAGGTAAATCTATGTCATCACTATAAAAACCTGCTAACTGAAGCTTTTTAACTTCATTAGAGTTCATGCTAATTCTATGCGTAACTCTAGGAGAGGAAGCTAGATCTGATACTCCGTATGGAACAATTAAATCTTCTGCGTGAACAAAATCAGAGACAGCTCTGTTTTTTAATGGGTTAAAATAAATCTTTTTAAATGTAGAACCAATAATAGGTAAGTAGAATAACATCTGATCTAACTCTGGATCATATTCTTCCATCTTACATGTAATCATATAGTTCATGTATTCTTGGACTCTTTCAGCTTGCTTAATAAGAGCCTCAGTCTCTTCTCCAAATACCTGAACCCTTACTGGCCCTTGGGCTGGTAACAGCTCCCTGTAGGCTTGCGATTGGAACTGGGTGACAGACTCAGCCAAAAGAGGGTGAACAATGCCAGAGGAGCCTTCAAATGGCTCAGAACGCTTTTCGTCCTTCATGCCAAGAAATTCTATGCCTTTTTTATAGGTGTCTTCCCAATCTTTTCTTGAGGACAAGTCATCATCAATCGAACCTATTAAATCAGATGCTATTGTTCCTAATTCTCCAGAATCCATTGCATCTGCTAAATTACCATCAAAAGGAAGATCTATAGTAACAGTTTCCTCCTCAAATTCACCTACAATAGCAGAACCATCTTCCATTTCTAGGATTCCAGGTCCAATTTGCATTTCGTCACCAGTAGCTAAATCTATCTCAAAAACATCTTGAGGAGTTTCCTCTATGCCCGTTTGAGGCATACCGCCTGCTCCCATATCTCTCTCAACAGCCATTGTGATCTCCTATATATAAAGTGTTGGGGCAGAAATTGCTCATACCACTTTTCTCTCCAAAAATGGGAACAGACAACAGTTAGTGGGAGGACTCACCTGTTGCACTCTACCCCAACCTCTTTGCGCTATCTAACGCCAATAAACTTAGTCCCTCTTAGTGCAGCTCCACCGCCTCTAGAGTTTCCTGCTCCTGTTCCGCCTGTCATAGGAGCCTTTTTTAGATTGTTAAAAGACTCACTCATTACACCTGTAACTGCATTTTGCTTATTGCCATCAGTAGGTGTTTTTATTGATTTTTTCTTTTTCATTAGTTTACTCCTTTAAATTTTCCGCCACGGCCTTTCATAACGGCTTTACCAGTACCCTTCGATTTTGGTGGGTTGTCAATAGCATCGAAAATTGAGTCTATAAAAAGATTTGCCCGTAAAACGCCAGCATTTTTAGGAGAAATTTTGTTGCTTTGCACTTTTTTAGTCAAAGCTTTTTTAATAGCTTCTTTTGATTTAGTGTCTCCCCCATTTGCAGCAAGAATAGCTCTTTTTTCATCTTCCGATTGATAAAACTGACCGCCAGTTTCCGACTTCTTAGCTTTGTAAACTACCATACCACTAATCCTTTACTTTTTCATCATTGCTCGACTTTTTCCACGACCTGGCATTACGCAACCACCGCCCTTGTACTTCTTCACTGAACCACCGCCCATCATTCCTTTTCCTCTACCCATCATTCTCTTATCCGCATCGCTCATAGTTTTTGCAGCTTCTCCTAACCTTCTTGCGCCACTATACCCTCTACCACCTGATGCACCCGCGCTTAACATTTGCATAAGTTTTTTAATCATACCTGCTTTTTCTGCATCCATGTCAGTAGTTGCATTTTGAGACTCCATATCAGACATACCGCGTTCAGCCATCATTCTTCTGTTGTTTGCTATGTCTTCGTCAGTAACAGCTTTACCTGCACCCGCTCCCGTCATACCCTTCATTATTTTTGCCATTCTGATACTGTCTGCCATAGAATCTGCCATTTTTTATCTCCTAATAATACTCTCTTGAGCTTCTAAATTCGTAGTCATCTTCGTCATTATAGTCAGTTGGGGTAACAATAAAACCACCTTGTCTAAAACGGAGTATAGCCTGTGTCATGCTATCTGCCAAGTCATCATGTTCGCCATTAGGAAAAGAAGCACATTCTTCCATCACCTCATCCGCAAAATTAGTCTCAGGACACCACACCATGCCACTCTCAAATACAGGAGCGCAGGAGTGCATCCTCGTAAACTTATCAGCACCACGGCTCGGAGTAAATGGTGTTACTGGAATCCCCATACGCCTTAATTCTTGCGTTAAAGGCATCCCTGAACCTTTTTGCTCTATGAGAACCATATCAGGGTCATACAATTTGTAAAGTTCATTTGCCTCTTCTTTTAGCTGTGGGAACTCCCAACGCCCCTTAACAGCGTCCAAAAGCATGATATGTTCCTCATTTGACTCAGATTCAGTGAATATTCCCCATGTTGTAACCGCAGAATAGTCGGCTCTATCACTCTTACTAAAGGCCGTATCATAGCTCTGAATGATGTAATTACACTCAGGAGGGTCCTCTTTTTCCCACTTTTGCCACCATTCTCGCTTGATTATCGCCCCTTCTTCGGCTGTGGGGTTCTGCATGTACTGTGCGTTCCACTTCCCCACAGGAATAGACGCTTTTACCCCCTCTAACTCCTCTAATTTCCAATATTCAGGCCATAATGACTTGCCAGAGGGCATAATAGCGGGAAATTCTACTATATCCCACTTATCAGCCCCTTTTTCGCTCTGTTTAGACAAAACTTTTGCCGTTAAGTCCCTAATAGACCACCTCGTCATCACAATTATGATCGAACCACCAGGCTGTAGACGCTGTCGAGGACCAGAAGTGTACCATTCGTAGATACTATCAAGCGCAGTAACACTTAATGCGTCTTGCTCAGACACAGGATCATCAATAATAGCTAAATCAGCACCACGACCAGCTAACGCACCCCCAACTCCAACCGCATAATACTCTCCACCCGCATTTGTACTCCACCTGCCAGAGGCTTTAGCATCAACAGCAAGCTTAACGTCAGGGAAAATGTCCCTAAAGTCCTCATTCTCAATTAAATTCTTTACTTTTCTACCAAAACCAACCGCCAGCTCCGCTGTGTGAGTCGCCTGAATGATTTTTTTAGTAGGATCACGCCCCATAAGCCACGTTGGGAACAAATAAGACGCAAATTCACTCTTTGTATGACGAGGAGGCATGTTAATAATAAGTCTTTTGATCTTACCATCCGCAACAGCTTGTAATTTTTCAGCATAAATCTTATGATGCGCCCCCTCAATAAAATCAGGCCACACATACTTAACAAAAGACATGAAATCTTTTTGTTTCTCTTCTCTTTCATCTAATTTATTAAGCCGCTCCAACATAGGAGCAACTTTCATAAGCTCTTCGTCAGTTAGAAACTGCGAAAAGTCTTCCACACTATCCATAACCCTACCCCGTTAAGCTACTTAAAAACCTTTGTGTCGCTGAAGCTAAACTATCTGTTACAGCTCCACTTGTAAGAGGATCTACTCCCATTGCGCCACCTTTGTTCGCAAAAGTAATTGGATTGAATGTCTCAGTAGGTTCAGTAGGAACTCTAGAAGGCTGCCTAATTCTAGCAATAATCTCGTCTAGAGTTTCTGTAGGTGTTTCATCTTCAGATGTGTCATCCTCAGTTGTATCATCCTCAGTTGTTGTTTCATCATCCTCACCAACACTTTGAATCGGAACACAAACGCCACCACTTAATACATAACCCGCTGGACATGGATCATTAGGAGCAGAATCATTATCATTATCAAGTTTATCTTTGAATCCTTCTCCTAAAATGTAATCATAAAGAGGATCTTTCCTATCAAATTGATTAGGCATAACTGAATGACCTTTGTATTCAACTATTTTGCCATCCTTCATAATAACAACACCAACATACTTACCTTTATGCCTGCCTTTTTGTATTCTAACCGCTTTCGCTGTTTCACCCTCTTTCAAGTTTTTACCGTCTAGTAAGTCAGCCTGTTCCTTCATATCTTTTTGAGTTAATTTTATCATAAGCTTATCAAGTAAGAATAAAACAGGGTGAGCTTTAGAACCTAGACTAACAGCGTCACGAACCCAACCTTGGTTTCTTATTCCAGCTCTTAGACGTTTTAAAAGCTCTTCTTCAGTTTCAAAAGCATAATTACCTTCACTTAGGCCGTCTAATTTTTTGTAGTAAAGATTATCCCCAGCTTCATCCTTTGATTTGTCTACAATTTTTTTAGTAGTTTTATCTAATGTTGTGTCATTAATAAGGTTTTCTAGTTTAATTACCTCATCATCAGGAAATACAAAATCGTCAGATAAATACGCCTTTTCAGCTATACTATCTAAATCAAAAGTACCTAACTCTGAATTAATATCAGTGACGGCTTCTTTCTCTAAAGCTCCACCCATTCCAGAATCAGCGTTATATAATCTGTCAATTTTATCCCTGCGTGATTTTTCTTCTTCAGTTAAACCGCTATCTGCATCAATATAATCATCAGAATATAAATATTTATTTGTCTCGTTCATAGGAGCATATAAACTGGGCAATCTGGCAAATTTGGGTCTATTAGCAAATGAATCTATTTCACTTACACCAGCATTATCATCTATCGCTCCACCCATTCCAGAATCACTAAATATATCTGAATTAATATCATTGATAAGAGCTTCTCCCCCACCAATATTATTGGCAAAAGATTGTTCCCCTGCAACTACACCTTCAGGGTCAAAATCTGCTGGTGTGGGTTTGTTCATTTTAAAATCATTAATCGACTCTCTAAGAGCTTCTGCATAATTTTCTAGATCACCCCGACTTCCATCATAATGTCCACCAGCTTTGAACTCTTTAAGATCTTTTTCATAATCATCTGGAGAGCCATCACCATCACCCAGCATGCCACTATCACGGGCTAGACCGAATACTGAATCATAAGATGATGCATCTGCCTTTAATCCACTTAATGTTTCATACTGATTCTCTAATGACTTTATGTAATCTTTAGAAATATTATAACCAGCAGAATCAAATATTTCCCCGTCTTCATCAAGACCAAATCCGCCTGTATTAATAAATTTTCCATTAGTAGAAGAAGCTGGGATAACTGGTTCTTTCTCTTCTACAGTAAAATCAGTAACGTCACTATCTCTACCAAAATTCTCGTCTTGAAAAGCAAAGGTTGGACGACCCGCTATTATATCAGCATTAGGACTAACTGGTGACTTCTCTTTAAAAGGAATATATCCCATAGCGTCTCTAGTAGGCGGAAACGGATCGCCGCTCAATGGCTCACTGGTTAATCCAGAACCTCCGCTACTCGCGCTAGTAAAAGTTGGAACAGCAGGTTCTCTTTCAAAACTTGCGTCGTAAGGAATTTCGTCAATAATCCTATCAGACGTGGCCTCACCAAGAGTACCACCTAATGAAGAATAAGGTTCGTTTGCACGGTTTAAATCTCTTCCCTCTTCCACAAAATTAAACCTGTTAAGATCTAGTTCTCTTTCTTTTGCTAACTCACTTCTACGCTTTTCAAACTCTGCAATACTATTTTGTAATTCAGTTCTAAAACCTGACATGTCATCTCTAACAAAGTCATCAGTTTCAGGATTGTAAGGCATATACCCCCTACTATCTTTCGTAGGAGGAAATGGATCTCCAGTCATTAAACCAGACGTTAATCCACTCGAACCACTCGACATAATATTGCCACTAGTATTAGGGTCAGAAGGATTAAAATCAAAAGGAGAAATAGACCTGCTCTTAAACTCCTGTGGAGCCGCAAATAATACGTCATCTGGTAAAGCACGATTATCACTTATACGATCACCCATAGAGTCTACATACGCACCAGAAGACGAAAGCGCATCCGTCCTCTCAGGAAAACCAAGCTTGCTTCTAGCAAGAGCAAGATCATCAAGGCTTCTCATTCTTTTCGCTAAGTTGTTCCTAGCAGTCACAGGATCAATATCTGAACCCCCTGCTATAGAAGATCCACCAAGATACCCAACATCACTAGACTCTAAATACCCGTCATCACCTGTAAAATTACTGGATGAAAATTGAGGAATAGATATACCGCCTGTTCCAGCATTTACAGTGTTACCACCAAAAATGTTTGACATCCTATCCCTAACTCCGTCATCAAAGATAGAAGAAGTGCCGCCAGTATTAGCAAACGTACCCTCAGCACTCTCAGCATTTAAAAAATCAGACGCAGGATTACCTAAATTCGTCATAGGTCTGTTATCCCTGCTAAACGGTTGCTCTAAACCACCCCTGTTGGAAAATAACTGACCACCACCAAAACCTGCATAACTATCTCGATTCGCAGTAGGATACTGCGTAGGCTCCTTGTCATAACCAGCCGTGTTCATTACCTCTATCTCATCCGCAGAAGGAAACTGCGCCGCAATCCTCTGCTCAGTCGCAGCCCTCAAAGCCGCTTCCGCTGCCGCCCTGTCATCCGCATCATTCTGACGCTGTTCTTCCTCTTGCCTGTCTAACTCATCTTGAAAATCACGCGCCTCAGCACCAAAATTCTCAGAACCAGGGCCATCTCTACGAGCATACGCAGGAACTCCACCTGGACCAGGCTGACCAGAACCACCCATCTGCCGCAACATCGACTGCTCTTGAGGATCAATATACGCCAACATATGAGGCTGATCTTCAATCATAGTCTGTCTAGGTACAGCTCCGCCTTGGTTAAAAGGAACAGCCCTGTCAGTAGGAAGTCGATTATTGTAAGGAATCATGGGGCCTCTGTTCATCATATTTCCATTAAACGGTATTTTCGTGGCTTGCTGTATGCCTAAACCTAGACCAGCAAGTTGAGGATAAGCAGGTTGAGGCTGCATTGGATTCACAGACATCAACTGATCTTGCTGTAAATCAAAAGTCTCCCGTGCGTCATTAGCAACTCCATCAATAAATGGATTGATCTGCTGATCAGTCTGCTGTTGAATCTGCTGAGAAATGTGATTTCGAAGAGGCTGTAAAGCACCCTGAATACCACCCTGTAAACCCAAGTGCATCATATTACCGCCATAACCACCATAGTTTTGATGAGGTCTGCCTAAGTTCATAGGAGGTAAGAATTGCTGCTGCTGAACCATACCACCTTCCCGCATCCTCACAGGGCCACCCCTGTTCAACGCTAACGGAGCAGTCGTGTTCATCTTCTGTAAATACTTGCTAAACTTATCACGACCAGAAGAACTACCACCATAACCCGCAATACCAGAATTACTGCTGTTTAACGGAATCGGCGCTCCTACAGGAGGAACACCACCCATCGGAGGCTGTAATCCAGGTAACGTAGGTGTCGGAGCAACAGGTTGAGTACCCGCCATCGGACTCATGCCCGTACCAAAACGTGGTGGAAATCCTGCCATAAGCCTTCTCCTAATAAATTATATAATACATACTAACAAAATATTGAATTTTAATCAACATACTCTAATAAACCATTTTTTATCATACTATCCGCAAATAACTCCCTGCTACCATAATGATAGTCACCACCATTCCACTCACACATCTCCATAGCCTTGCGCTTCATAAAAAGAACCTCCTGACTACTAGTCAGTATCGCCATATTAGATAAAATAGGAACAACTTCCTCTGGACTCTGCCCGTCAAATTCAACAACATCACCGTAACTCAAACGAAATGTAGGCATCTTTTTCCTTTTTTTAAAATTTTTTTTAGAGTAGTATATCTATAAATGAAATAATACTGAAAAATTGTCAAGGATCTAAAAGTGAGCTGTATAGAAATTCTACTCGCAATTTCACTGCACTTGGGTATGGACGGAGACTACAATGCAGTACACCCACACGCCAGATGTAACATAGATGACTCAATAATAGGCGTATACTACAACTCACTCAACGATCTCAGCTTCTACGCCGCTAGAGAATTTAAATTCGGTTACCACTGGGACCAAAGAATCGAACTCGGCTTCGTGTCAGGATACTCATCCAGCGCAGTAACACCCATCATTCGATACAAGATCGAAAACTTTTTCATCTCACCCAGCTACGAGACACTCAATGGGGACAACAACTACGGACTAGTCGTCGGGTTCGAGTTCAAACTTTAACTTTTTTTTATAAAATTTTTTTTGGGGTAATCGTTTGAGTAAAACTCTGTTAAAGCCCCAGCTCCCGATCAACTCATAAAAAGGGTGGTCCACAGTAATATATAAGATCCCGACCCCAGCCCATTAAATCCCATAGGGTACCTGAGAGCCACAGAGCGCCTCGTACAACCCGAACAACTGTTCGAGTTAACCCAAAGGTGCGGGAAAGAAAAAAGGTGCTTGGTGCGATGGCATAAAAAAAGCGCCATTTCTGGCGCTCTTTATTTTTATGAGAATATTTTTACGAATTATTTACGATCTCAATTCTGCAATTCTTGTTTGCCACCATGTAAATAATTCGTCGGATATCTCTGCCCATATTGATGGGTTGCCTATCACATTTTCTGCCATCAATTCATCATTCATTTCATTACTGGAAATTGTCATTGGAATTTCGTAACCGTTCAAATGTGTACCACTCCCATATCGGTGGCCGTTACTCATTTGATCATGCTGAATTACTGCACCAGTTCGATCAAAACCATCGCGTTCCATGCGGCTTCTAATGTCACTAAAAGCTTGTCGAATATTGCGATCATTACATCCAGTAGCATCCATCAATTCTACTGTTGAAACGCCACCCTCCCTACGCGCCATTAGATAGCACATTGCATTGCGTTCATGCTGTGATCTAAATGGTGCTGTTGATGGTGTTTCAACCTGCTGTTGTTTGTATCCTACGCGGTTGATGCAGGTGTGATTTACCAGTGTCACAATTTGCTCTGCCCAATTCCACATTTTATCAAAGTTTAAAGTACCTGAAGCTTGTCTAAATTCGATAGTGCCTTTTGTAGTCCACGGCACTAAATTAACCACTGTATATTTGCCATGGGTAAAACGATCTCTTATTTGAGAAATAGTGTCACCTGCTATTATTCCATCAGGTAAATAACTAGCATGATCATTATTAGTTCTACTATCTGGAAATTGGCTATCAAACTTTTTCCAATTGTCTCTATATCTATTTAAAATATCAATTACGCAAACGGTTCCCATTGGCTCTTTTAGGTACCGTTCTTTTATTGCATCAAATGAAGTACTATTTCTTTGCGCTTGTGCAAATTCTGCAATCATATGCGTTTCATTTATGCCATCTTTTATGAACGCATTTGAAACGTGAATGTGCAAGCCGCAACCTGAGTTAATTGATCTATCGTTTTCGTCCTTAATTCCTAATCTAGATAAGAATTGTAAATGCTTTTTTATTGTCTCTTTACCTTGTTGATTTAAAAGCATCGGTGACATAACCATTTCTACATCAACACCTTCGCTACCATCGTATACAAATTTAGCACCAGTTAATTCACTATTTCTATAAAATTGTTGGACCTGCTCTAAGCTATTACAGTCACTTCCTCTTAAACTAACTTCTGCTTCAAATCCTACTAATCTGTTGTCTGTTTTAAGTGTCATTGTTTACCTCGTTATTTGTGTTATGGGATTATTCCCTCCTAATCCCTACTACAGATAATTATGTAAGTCAAACAATTGTTCGTTTTTTTTTATTAGAAGGAACACGGGCCTGCCTATGTGTATATGTATATATGTATATATATGTTTATATATATGCTGATATATAATAATCCCGAACCCGAACCCGAACCCGAAATCCCGAACCCGAACAAATGTTCGAGATTCACGAGCTGGCAAAAAAAAGACCCCGCAAAAAATACGGGGTCAGTTGAGGCGTTCTAGTGAAAAAAGATTAAAAGCATTATCGGAGTGGCGAACACACAAACCACCCCGATAATGTCAACGAGAAGTTTAAACTGATTGGACATATTTAAACCCCGCTTCGTCTGCCGCAAGTCTTAACGGTGTAGTATCAAGACCGAAATCCCTGTATCCCTCGCCAATCATTCTATAATAACCATGGCTCGGTGGTGATAAAGCTGTACTATCAACCATAAAATAACAGATCCATTTATAGCTATTGATCTTTCTTCTGGTGTATAGGGTTGGGTAACCTTCGACCTGATCTAGTGACCGCAAGCATTTAGTTGTAATTTTCCAGAGAACAACGGGAGCTACGCAGTCATCTTCAGGTACTAAGTCAGCAACCCCTCGGAAAACTAAGCGGTAGTTGGGGAGGTAAAACCCCCCCATCGGTTCAGCATCAGGGCAACGCGCCTTCATTGATTCTAAGTTCGTATTCATCCCATATGATAGATAATACATTAACAGCCCTCCCAAAGTTCTTCCAAGACAGAGTCTAAATCCATATAGTCATGGTCGTAACTAGCAAATTGGGTCTCGTTCCACCAATAACCCTCGACGGTTTTAGTTTTAGTATTGATCCAAATAGTAGGGCCGCCAAAAGCAACGCAAACCCTTGCACCTAGAAACTTTTTTTCACTTGAAACGATGTATTCAATGTCAAGCGCATCGGCTAGGTAATCGTACCCATCAACTTCATCGCCATCATCGGACGTATAGCCGTGTTGTAAATCTTTTGCGATTGACTGAACGTTCTGTTGTAGGAAATTTGTTCTTACATTATTAGATGTTAATTTAACTGTATTTGTCATTGTGTGTGTTCCTTTTTATTTGTTTATAATCCTTTTATATCCCACCTTATCTATAGTGTCAAGTATAAAAATGCAAAAAAACAAAAAAATATAAAAAGTTTCATAAGCCCCCTCCTTTGTAATAGTCCCACAGTCTCCCACAAACAACGAGCTGAGTCAAGTAGAAAGTTCACCAGCAGCAGCGGCCAGCAGCTAGGAAGAACACGAACAATTGTTCGGGTTATTTCCCAGCAGCAGCCAAAAAAAAACGCTGGGACAACAGCGTTAATTTTTTATATTTATGATTATTTATATGTATATATATGTATATATATGACTCAAAGCCCGATCCCGAAGGATCGAACCCCGAATCCCGATTGTTTATTTCATTGTATGCGCTAAAGTTACGTTCGCGCTAGTATTTGGGTTCCCGTTGTTCACGATAAAAGTATACTTGTGTACATCGCAAGCAAGAACACCAAAACGATGCGCGTCATGAAACTTGCTGAAATGACCCTCCTCCTCCATATCTACAGGTTCAGAAGTTCCATGCTCTTTAACCATATATTCACAAAAATCATGAAAAGGCTTTTCATCCTCATAGCCTTCAAAACCAGAAGTATCATCGTAAAATAATGCGGTGGCCCAGAAGTTAGGCAGTTCATAAGTAACAGTTTCCATTTTATTTTTCCTCCACAAAAGTTAAAGCACCTCTTCTGTCGGCATGATGACCTACAGCACGAATCGCAACACTACCATAAAAACTTGACGAACAAATCCACTCATCACAAAATCTTAAAACAAATTGCGGTTTATCTTTACCCGTCCATTCTTTTTGAATTGTATATCGCGAATCTCTTTCAATTGGATTAAGTAACATTTTCTTTTATCTCCTTTACTAGAATACTCCCACAATATCCCACACTATATATAATGTCAATAGGTAAAGTTAAAAAGATTCAACGGAAAGATTTAACG